TCGGCCTCGGCTGTCGTGATGCCGTTATCCTGAATGTTTCGACCGTATCCAATTGTCAACTTACCCGCTGGGCATTTATACGGCTTTAAACTCAAGCCTTCGTGCAGTTTTACGCGCTCTTTTAGCTCAGAATCCACTGCTATTCCTTTGCAACCCATCAACCTAGATTAATCAGACTTTCCGGCCTTTTTCGGTGAGACCTTCTCGGCCTTTCCCATGCCAAGCAGTTGCCTTCCAAGCGTATCGCTCACCTCGACCACCTGCCCTTTATTGCCGGTTTTACCCGTGCCGACTACGCAGCCCGATAATAATTTAACTTTCATTAATTACCCCTAATCTAAAAGAGGGACGGGCAGCCATTAAACAGGCCACCCGCCACATAGATTGCTATTTAAGCGTTAATACAGAATGATTCTGCGTGCCTGACTGCAACATCAACATCCTGGAAGGCGCGAAGCACCAACCCGCCTGCGGCTGCTTTCGCGGCGGTATCGGGCGCTATATCCAAAACGCCCCACATGCCGATCATTACATCCGCAAAATTGCCGAAGATGATTTGTTTTGCGGCAAGTTGATTGCTGACCATTACGCCATAACCGTTGGCCTCACCATTTGCCGCCAAGAACAGGCCAGAGCCGGTATCTTTAGCTGTCACCTTTAAGCCGCCATTAATCGCGGATGTCGTGATATAACGTAAAGAACCCGCCAGCGCCTCATCCGCTGCAACAGCTGACTCAAAGCCGACCAATTCCGACCATGTTGGGTAACCTGTACCCGCAGAAGCGGCAATTGATTGGGTGTTAACACCGGCTGTATTGACGATACCTGTGGGCTGATTAGCCGCACCCGTCCCCGCAAGCGCGGCAAGATCAATCGCTAACGCTGCGCCAATACCTAAGTCTGCCAGCACCATTGCCTCAATCGAGGGGCTGCTCTGCTTCATCAGCCTACGCGACATTGCGACCGCGCCGCCAATCGTTTTGGGGCTCATTGCGACACTACCCAGCGTCAAATCTGTGTTGGTCGTATCCCCATCATCTGCCAACCAGGAAAAAGTTGCGCTGCCTGATTTTTTAGGAATATCGACATTGCCGACTAAACCATCAAGAAATGTTGCACCCGCTTGCCCGACAACGGCATTGGCCCGCAAATTATCTATAAATGACCCGGCAAGATGGTCTGTACCAACAGCTCCTGCTCCGGTTGTTACATTCATCACACGTTGCTGGATGTCAAAAGGGACAAAGAATCCACGCGCTTCACGACCAAGCTGATCTGCAATGGCAATTGAACACTCACGCTCAAAACCTGCTTTTGACCAATCGCCCGAAACACTGGCGCGGATGGCCGTCATTAGGCTAAATTCCCGCGTTTCTTCGGCGGTTAAATCAAGATGTGACGCTGGCGCCACATCACGTACCGCGCCCGATTGTGCGGTAATTGTCTCAACTACATCGCGGAAGGCTTCAACCGTACCGCCTTGCTCAATATAGCGCTCTGCAAGATCGTCTTGACTGTGCTCTCTGGCAAGTTTTAAAATGTCTTGAACGCGGCTGCGCTCTCCGGTTGCGCCGTGATCACGTTCTGCTTTAACGTCAATCTTTGGCGTTTCTATTACTGCTGCTGTCTGCTCTGGCATGACTCTTTCCTCGTATTGGATTGTAATTTCGTTTTCATCGTCTGTATCACTGCGCCCAACTCCGACGGAGTTATCTGCGGGAATACTGACTATTGATATTTCGTGCGGCTCCCAGTCACTCGCCCGGTAGACTTCATCCTCTGCCGATGGGTCTTCCAACGTCATTTTGTGGATTCGGTAACCGACGCTAACCTTTGATTTAATGCCGTCTTTTACGTCGTTAAAGATTTCTTCAGCACGCGCACTCCGCCCGAAGCGCACTTTTGCCCGCCCCACGCGGTCACTGTCGATTGTTACTGATTCAACCACGCCGATATGATCTTTGTGGTCATGGTCTACTAATAGCGGCCCCCCAGTTGCCAGGCGGCCCAGCCTGACGCTTGAGGAGGCGTGGTCTAGTATTTCTTGCCCGAACCAGCGCTCAACTGGCTCTTCTGACGAAAATGCTAGCTCAACCGTGCGCGAATCTTCATCCAGCGCGCGGGTGTCGAACTGTGCTTCGCGAAATAACTCGCGGCTTTTAATCGTTTTCGTCTTCGTTTTCTGTGTCATCGTCTGCTTCCGTTTGGGGTTGATTCTGCGGCACTGCAAGCCCGAGCTCTTTTAGTTTTGCGAGCCATTGGTCCCACTCGTTCAATATCTCATCAGGATCGAAACCGCTTTCGCGCAAAACGCGCTGCGGACTGGTGAGATAGTTTTCTAGATTTATTCGATTGCCGTTGGCTTCTTTTAGCGGGTCTGTCCACTGCCACCGTCGGCCTTGAAATCTGACCTTTTCATATTTTTCTGGATCACCTTTTAATGGCCGCCCGCCTTCTGCTGTCTGCACGGTTAATGTGCCCAGCTTTAACTGCATTGCAAGCCAATCCTCGTAAAGTGGCCGCAAGAATGACTCAATAATCCACTGCTGTAGGCGCTTCCAAATCTCTCGGTCTTCTAGCTCACCGAGCCGCCCGCTGGCGTAATTAACGTCCGTTAAATCATTGGCTAATTTGTGATAGCTAACCCCTAACCCCGCCGCAATGCTGCGAAGCTGGGCCTTTACAAATGGCTCGAAGTCGTTATTCGGATAAGTCGGATCATAGGCGGCAATATCAACTCCCGGCGGCAATAAATTGGCGCTGCCCGGGTCAACCTCATCAATCAATAGGCCATCTTCTTCGAGCGTGGCAACACCCGCCATGCTCGCGTCTGCCTCTGGATCGGATTTGTAGTAAACCGCTTTACTCGCACCCACTCTGGCCGCGATTAACGCCGCTTCTGAGTAACCGTCCAGCATTTGCATTCTGAGCAAAGGCGTTGCAAGCCACGGAATGCCGCGCCGCTGTCCCACGCGCTCGACTACATAGAGGTGCGTTATCTCATTCGCCGGTACGCGGGTGTAGTCATCTGTTGAGCTGCCAGATGTGTAAAATTGTGATGACGATTTCTTAAAGTAATAGGCTTGCGGTCGGTCATCTTCATCGTATTCAATGCCAAATCTAATTTGCCGACCGCTTTTAAGATCAATGTTGTACGTTACATCGAGCAATTCCGGGTCGATTAATTGCAATGCGTACTGATAGCGGCCAAACTTTGGCCCCAATCTTCGGCGGATAATTACCTCACCATCAACAGGCAATGAGCCAACAATAAGCCGCGTTAAATCATTAAAGTGGAGCTGCCCTGCCGCGTGGCTATATTTTGCCCGCGCCCATTCTTTTTGGTTCTGCTCGACTGCTTTATTGGCCGCCTCATCTGGCTTTCCGTCTCGCCCAACTATTTGCGCCTGTAATACAAAACCATCTGAGCCAACTACATGCGTTTTGACCATTTCGACAAATCGCCGTGCAAAGTCGTTGCCTTCATACTGATCTCTAGATCGTGCGCGTAATATCCTAAGATTCTGAAAGATTACCTGGTCAGATGTGCGCGAAACGGTCGCCCACGAATGCGTTAAATTGCCCGTTTCAGCCGCCGCATAAGCCCGCTTTTTTAGACGCGGTGGCCGTGAAATTCCCGCAACAGATGCCGATGAATTCCCCGCCGAGCGCTCTTCCGCCTTTTCTGGCTCAGCAACTTTCTTTCCTATTCCGAAGAATCCCATTTTTAGAACCTAAATATAAGTCTATTGCCGAGCGCGCTGCCCTCTTCGAGCGCGATCTCTTGCCGCTCTCTCTTGACTTGTGCGCGTGCATGGCTGATCGCGGCGATTAAATCATCACTGCTGCGATAGCTTGTTGATCTTTCTCCGTAAGTCACTGAGACAACCGTTGCCGATGTGGTGGTTAGTTTCTTATACGCGGCTTCTAAATTATCTAAAATTGTTTGCCAGGTACCGCGCCCATCAACTCCGTCGGATTCTGCCGCGAAATCGGGTCTTATCTCAATTTCGCCCCGCGCAACTGTATGTCGCGCTGCCCCTTTTGTGACGTAAGATTGCCAGCGGAAAAACCCCGATAACCATGTCGACGTTGTGCTTGCCGACTCTTCAATTAGGTGCGAACTGTCCCCGTTATCGGTGGACGAGATTACAATCTGTACGACGCTATTAACCAGCGCATAGGATAATGCCCATCCATCCTCCGGATTATAGTCGGGCACAATTTCGGTAAAACTGAGCGTGTCGCCTGCTGTGATTTTGCTGGGTAATGTCATCAATTCCGCCATGATTTAACAAAGCCGCCATTTTTGCGGCCCCGCGTTGTTTTCTGTGTCACTCTTTCGAACTGCTGCGGCTTGCTGTCATCCGCCTGATCTGTAAATAGATCAACCTGATTCACGCGCGCTTCTATCGCGTCCCACTCTTTATCCGAGAGCAAATGCACCCGAGCTGACCGCGCAGCATGTAGCGCATAGACTTCGCAATCCCACGCTTCAACTGCTGCGCCCGATTTCTGTTGCCAGACGCGCTTTCCGCGCATTGATCTATGCGGCGCTTTGACTTCCCCGGTCATCTGGTCGAGATAATCTGGCCTGACCGATTTATACCAGTGCATTCTTCCCGGTCCGTTGCCCTCTAGATTCATTCGCCCGTGAATGAGGTCTTTTGCTTTGTGCGTGCCAACAATGAAAGGCCGCAACCCATATTTTGCGGCTTTCGTGTTGCGCTTGCCGCGTGAATCAATCGACGCTTTCGGGCGGCTGAATATCTCACGTGCTCCGTAATCATTCGACGATCCCTTTATCGCCATTAGGTTTGGCATTTTCTTCGAGTGACTTCTAACAAATGAATAAACCGCGTCGGATGTCACGCCGTCCGAGCTATCAACACTCGTTGCTGACAGCCGCAATACACCGCCCGATTCCATCGCGTAGGTTCTTGAGATAATCGTCAAGAGCTCACCCCATACCGGGTCGGATTTATCTATTGTGTTGCCGTAAATCTCGCCCCAATAAATCAACCAGGACTCTTCGCCGCGACCCCATGCACGAATAATGATTGCTATCCGGTCGTGCTGAATATCAATTCCCGCTGTCAGCACAATCCCACCAGCTGGGATAATTAGCTCTTCATAATCGAGCGCTTTTTCTTTGAGCGATTCGGTGTCGAGTCGCTCACCTCTAAATTCGTATGGAAGGCCCAAACACGAATTGACGAAAACAATCATTTCCGTCTCTTCGCCCATTTCTTGCAGCCGGGTAGCCTCGAGATAACGCTCAACTAATCGCGGCATTCTCGACGCTTTCCACGGGGAATAAAGCTCATTTATGTAAAACCCTGCTACCCCATTGCTCTTTGCTGTGGCAACCCATTCGGCTTTGCGAACATTGTCAACCCGCTGGTAGTCATCCCACAGCGACCCGCAACACGGGCAAACATAAACCGCCGTGCTCGGTACGGCTTTACCGTAGACCTCATGGCTCTGGCTTTGCTCTTCTGTCCAGCTAACATTGTCCCAGTGCAAAACGTGCGATTCTCCGCAGTCATGACACGGGACAAAGAATTTTCTCTGGTCCGACGCAAGGTAAGACGACTCGATATTAGAAAGGCCCTTAACCGATGGCGTTCCACCAAACACGACCTTGCGGTCTGAATAGGTTTTCGTTCTTTCTTCCAGCAGCTTGATGGCATCGCCCTGCTTTCCAACATTGTCCGCAGAGTCATCAGGCTCTTCGACAAAGACCCGTGGAGCCGGTGTAGATTTAACATTGCTCGGACTATTCGACCCGACAAGTTTTAAAAACCCGCCCGGGTAACGCATAAATGACCAACGATTGCCTGCCTTTCGGCTGCTCGATACGTCAATCAGGTCGGACAATACGCGGGTTGCCTCGCACATCGGCCTTAATTTTTCTTCGCGGTACTCTTTCGCAGAGGCCTCTTTCGAAAACATGCCAACGACGGGTGACGGATCGGAGTGCATCGTCCGCCCAATCCAGTTATTTAACACCGTAGTCCAGGCAACTTGTGCCGATTTCATGCAGACGACTTTCCAAATTTCCGGATCGTCTAGGGCATCTTGCATTCCGCGCACCCACGGCGTGAGCTCATCGCTATATCTTCCAGGTCTTGCCGTCTCTTCCGCTGAAAGAACTCGGTGTTTATTGGCCCATTCAGTCGTCGATACTTTCGCCGGACGACGCCACGCCTTCATGGCCGTCGACCTCACCCGGCGCTGAGTCAGCACGGTCGCCGCCCGCCAAGTGTCCAAGGGCTCTGTCAATGTAGTCATCAATAGCCCCCCGTGGCACATCTATCCCAAAATCACTTTGCATCTTTTCGCGCAAACCCGTCGCCATCGAAGAGAGCTCGACACGAGCCGACGCAATCATTGCGCACCACTCTTGCTCCATTTCGCCAGCATCAACCAGCTGTGCCGCATCCCGCGCAATCTCCATCTCGAGCCGATCACCTTTCAGCAACGACTCGCGGGCTCGCGCATCATTCAGCATTTTCCCATCAACAGTTCGGCCGGCTGCTGTCGCCCGAATATCTCGAATGTAAGCCCGCCGAACCTCATCAAGCGAAGACAACTTCCAATCAATTCCCAGCTTGCGGCAAACCGCGCCAGCGTTGCTCTCACTCATGTCCAGATGAGCGCCAATATCAAGCAACGTCAACATTCACCAACACCCAAACAAACGGAACAACCCAAACAACCAGAGCCAGCCAGCCGAGGCAACCAACCCAACACCAACAAAACCAACTGAACCCCCTATACAGCACCAAATCTGCACGAAATTCGAGCATCTCGAC